TACCACGCGGATAAGCGCGCGAGGTTGAGACCCAAGACCAACAATTGTTGTTACACAATCGCTAATCAAGAGTAACCTCGCAGTTCCAACACTCACAACTGTCTTATGTGAAACTCATACTAGGTATGTTGTTCTGGTCAGTGCCGAGCCCATATGTATTTCTACATATGAGGTTTGGTAGACTGGGCCAGCATACAATAGCTGTGTGGATCATCTGATAAGAGAGTGGAGAGGATCGCGGCTGCCGAGGGATGTCGTACTCCCAACGTTCAAGAAGGCTAGCACCCTACCTTGGGCGTGGCAGCGTCCCTCTCACTGCGTGAGACTTATATAATCGTTGCCACAATGACTAGATTAAGTACGATAATGAAGTTAATCCCTATAGTATTAACCTTGTATTGTGAGCAGTACGAAGTATACAGTTCACGTGTAACAGCTTACCTTGATACATTTTCACATAATGTGGACCACCAAGGCTTAGAGCAGACAGTTCGTAGATATAAATTTCTACGACTGTCGGTTCTAAGGTACCTTAGTGGGAATCCACTATATGAACTTGAATCAGTAGCACTAGATTCTTCAGGTTTCCCCAAAGAGTTGATATTATGGAAATCGGATTTAGATAACCCTCAAACTATAAGGGTTCTACTAACATTATTAAATGTTGGAAGAGCCTTTAAGTTTAAGGCTATTCTAAAGACTGATACCATAATAACTCCTTCTAAGGGAATTCCTCAAAATGAGGAGACTATAAAAGTCATCTGTAAGACTCTAGGAGTCTACCCTCAAGAGCTTCGTTGGACTGATTTTCATTTCTCTACCAAGAGTGGTCCAAACGGTCCCGCTTTGGCTTCTGCCTTAACAGACTTGGACGCTATAACACCTCAACAAAAGGAAGATATTATCCTTTTGGGTGGGTTAGCGCTTCAAGTTGCTATGGAGAAGCCTTTTCGGCCGACCGGTTTAGGCTACTCTATGATGGAGATATGGAGATTAATCCATTCGAAGTCTGAGAAGTATTCTCGTAAGCTTAGTTACTTTAGTGATAAGGAGGGTAAGACAAGAGTGATAGCTATTCTTGATTATTGGTCTCAGACAGCATTAAAGCCTCTTCATGATGCTTTAATGGGTATATTGAGAAATATACCGTCTGATTTTACCTTTAACCAAGATAACTTTCAGTCTTCCTTACCTTCTACCGGTCCATACTATTGTTATGACCTTTCCGCTGCAACAGAC